TCATCAACTATGGCAGTTCCACTTACACCAGTATTCAATACTGGACTTGTCATTGTTTTATTGGTGAGAGTTTGTGAATCCGTTGCACCGACTACATCACCAGATGGTGCGGATTTTCCTGAAAATGCTTGAAGATTTGAACTGACTGTTACATCGGTCTGGTCATTAGTACCATCATCAGTCGCAATAAGATGTGTTCCATCAAAGTTAAGTGATGCTCGTTCATTCAGATTACTTCCAGCATTTTGCATTTGATGTTTTGCACCACCACCGCCACCTGCTTGTACAGTCTGAAAAGTTCCATCACCTCTAAGAAACTTTGTATTTATGCCAGTTTGTGAACTAAAATCTAAAAGATTCAGTTCTGCAGCAGTGGCTGTAATTGCAGTTCCACCAATAGAATATGAAGCTGCATTTACATTTCTGAGATCACCAATATCTTTGTTGTCATCTACGATTACTGCTTTACCTGCAGTAACTGTGCCTGGTGTGACATCTTTTAATGGGAGTAATTTTGATTTGTCTAGTGTTGCAGCATTTCCTGCAGCAATTTCTTCGTCTGTACCAACTGCAAGTTTTGGTAATTGTACTTCACCTGCAGATGTTCTTTTAATGGTGACATCACCTAAATGAAGTGAAGTTCCACTAAGATGAAGGTCTTTCCAAGCTCTTGTTGATGAACCTAAATCAAAAGTATTGTTTGATGTTGGGAGTAAATCTGCACTAATTTTATTCGGGTCTAAACCTCCACCAGAGTTTAAAGAACTCATTTTGGCATCAGCAACTTGTGCACTAAGATTATTAAATCTTTTGTCAATATCCTCAAGTTCTTTAGTTACATCGGCACCATCACCCTTTTCACCTTGTGGTCCTTCTGGACCAACCTCTCCTTGAATACCTTGTTCACCTTGCGGCCCCTGTTCTCCTTGTAATCCTTGTGGTCCAGTATCACCCCTTTCACCTTGCTCACCTTGTAAACCTTGCTCTCCCTGTTCTCCTTGAGGACCAACTTCACCCTGAACACCCTGTTCACCTTTTGGGCCAAGTGGACCCAACATGCCCATTAATCCTTGGTCACCCTTATCTCCCTTGTCGCCTTTCTCACCTTGGATACCTTGTTCACCTTCTAATCCTTGTTCTCCCTTAAAACCTCGTTCACCTCTTTCTCCTTGGGGCCCTTGTTCTCCATCTACACCATCATGACCATCTAAGCCAGGTTTACCCTGAATACCCTGTTCTCCTTGATCTCCCCTATCACCTTTCTCGCCTTGGATACCCTGAATACCTTGAAGTCCTTGCTCACCTAATAAACCTCTTTCACCTTGAGCACCTTCTGGACCCTCTTCACCTTGTGGACCTAAAAATCCTCTTGGACCTTGTGGCCCTTGAAGTCCTTGTTCACCTTGAGGGCCCTGTTCTCCTTCAACTACTTCTGTAGTTTGAGGTGGAGAATTTTCAAGTTCCTCCCTAAGTTTTTTTATTTCTTTTTTAGTGTATTGTAAACTCGTTGCAAGAACTTTTGCAGAGTCTATATCCACATTAGTTTGTTCTAAACTCATCCGTTTCTTCTTCTAAGACAGTTTTGAAAATATCATTGATATTCATTTTTAACTCTTCATCTTTTTCTTTATCGCCAATCTTTTCTTCTACAATTTTTTCTACTTCTTCTGAAAGATTTTCTCCATGCTTAGGAGTGAAAGATTGAAAATCATCTTCTGGCTCATCTGGTTCTGCAGCTGCCTCTGCCTCAATTTCCTTGTCGATTTCGTCAATCTCTTCCTGAGTTTGTTTCAATACTCTTTTTCTAATATAATCTTTGGAATAAAAAGTTCCAACGATTTCATCAGCATAATTCATACTCTGTAATAGATTGAGTCTTTCTTGTAACATCTCGGCTTCTTTCAACTCAGCAAACTGTGAATCTGTCTGCCACTCATAGTGAATACGAGATTCAATACTTCTCCAATCGTTGAGAGTGAGAATACCTTTGAGGATAAGTTGTTTCTCAAGACAAGTATTGAATAGATGATTAAACCGATTCCTGAGTCTTTCAACAAATCGTGTAAATTTTACTTCATCTCTGGAAATCTCTTGTGCTCGACCTAATACGAAACCTGACTCTTGATCCAAACGTGAAGCCGGAACATTGAGTGCTTTGTAAAGTTTCTTTTGAAAGTAGATTACATCTTCTAACTCACCAAGATTTTCACCACCTGGCAATGTAGAAATTTCTGTACCTCTTCCACCTTCTCTTCTTGGTAACCAGTAATCTTCCAACATACTCATGTGTTTTCGATCATCTCTGAGTTCACCAGTAGATGCATCATAAACCATCTTATTTTTGTATCGAGTCATAATGTCACGAAGATATTGTTCAGCTTTAATCTTTGGTAGGTTTCCAACATCAATATAAAAGATTCTTCTCTCTGGCGCTCTTGATATACGATATATGACTACAGCATCTTCAATCATTCTTAATTGGTTGAGTGGTTTGATTGCTTTATGCAGGTAACTGAGAACCATTTTTCGATCCTCACTCAAAAGTCCAGAATGACAATATGCTACTGAATCTACTGCCACTCTGACAATTTCACCACCCTTGGTTCCTGACATTCCATTTTCATTGTATGCAAAATACTCTTCAGTTCTTGGCATTATTGTAGGTTGAGATGGGTCTTTTGGTGGGAGTACTTGACGAATCTTTTTGATTTTCATTGAATCAATAGGTCTTAATTCAAGAATACCTTTTTTTGGATTGTTTTGGTCAATTATGATGTGATAGTATAATCTTCCATCAACATACCATTTCCTGAATGTATCATATCCTGTGTCATTAAACCGCAGTAAATGAATAACATCATGAAAATTTTCTACTATCTTTTGTTTTATATCGGGGGAAAGATTTATGTTTTCTAAATTGATACCAACTGCATTTTCTTCTCTGTCTGCAACGACAGCCTCATTAACTATGTCATCTATTGCTAATTCTGCTTCTGGATAGAGAGACATTTGACGATACCGATTGATGAGATCGACCTCATTCTTTGCAGCACCCTCCATGTCAAGGTAGGTAGCATATGCGGCACCAGGCGTCCCTGCTATATCAAGGGAACCATCATCTTGTACTGGAAGTGTAAAGGAAACTTTTTCTTGTTGTTCCTTTTCTTTTTGAGTTCTTCCAATTGTAAAACCAAATAATTCAATAGCCATGCATTTACTCCTAGAGGTTAGGGGCTAGAGTAGCCCCCATGCCCCTAGTTATTGGAAACTGTTCTATGATATATTTATATTTACTTAATTTGTCCGTGTGCCATGGCTCCAATAGTCATAAGCAAATTCAACTGTATATTCTTCAATAGCATCGTTACTACCCCAATCAAGTGCAATCTCACCTAATGATACTGGAAAAATATTTTCAAATGTCCATGCTCCGTCACCAATAGTTGTATTCTCTCCTTCTTTACCATAATGAATCACACTCATACTAGCCAAAAGATCATTTGCATTTATTGATTGAACATTAGATTGATGACCATTCATTCTTGCCATCCATTGTTCTAAACCATTTCTTACATCAAATCCCTCATCATTAATTACTGTAACTGAAAGATTATCAAAAGTTCTATTGCCAGGAACTTTGACCTGCCGACCAAAATATGGTACTTCAACTGCTGCAAGTGTAGATGCTGGAATTGATGCTATTTTACATACAAATGACCACCCACCTTCTCCATTTGTTGGAACCTGAGTTGGTGCTTTTACCATTTGTGTTTGAAATAAATTAGGTCTTGCACCACCTTTGGCAATACCTTTACTTCTAAATTCTGATATACTGAAAGCCATTATTCTCCTTTATACCCTTTCAGGGCCGAAAGCTAAATTGTAGATGATGGGGAAGTCTTTTTTATAAGTACACCCTTCGGCTGCTTCCGTCTTCCCCCATCTATGAATCAGTTATATTTATCCTATAACTTCAGAAAATTCAACTCCACTTCTTACAGCAACAAAATTTAACTGAATGAAGTTGATTGCTCTATTTGGTTTGACAAAAATATCACCAACAAATTCATTTCTGTCAACGACATCAGAAGTATTATTGGAATCATCACATACTACGATGAAGTCACTAATACCATCTCTACCTTGTACGTTTCTCAAAAATGGTTCAACTGCACCAACAAATTGTGCTCTTGTGAAAGTATCATTGAATTCAAATAGGGATGCTCTTGCAAATCTTGAAATTGCTTTCTCAAGAATGATGAACAACCTTCTAATGTTGATTCTGTCAAATGCACTTGGTTTGGCCAGAAGTGTTTTGTCTCCAAAAAGAATTGTACCCTCTCCCATGAAGTTTACAACTGGATTGATACCATTTTTATAAAGTGTGTCTCTTTGAGATTGTCTTGGGTTGAAAGGAAGTTTTACTACATTCCTTATTGCACCTCTTGTGAATCCAGCAGGAGAGAACCAAGCATCTCTACTTGCTTCTGCAGCTGCACAAAGACCAGCAATATCACCATTCAATGGTATGTAACGAAACACATCATTGTATCGATCATATTGGTATTTGTATCCACTATCAAGAACTGCATAAGATGAAGTTCCAAGTGTGTTCCTAAAATCTACAACCGCATCTACTTCACTACCCTCATTGTTGACCACATCAGCCTGTTCTGGGGATATGAAGGCCACACAATCTTTTCTTTGTTCTGCAATTGCTATCAACTCAAGTGCAACTGTAGCAGAAGCTTCACCTGCCATCAGAAGACCAATTTCTGTTTCTTCTGTATTCCTGAATTTTTGGTATCCAGTAATTTTGTCAGAATCTGCAACGTTTGTACCATCTACTCCACCAGTAAGACTTGATGTTGAAATCATAGAACCACCAGTTGTACCAGAGGAAAACTCTACACTTGCAGCAGCTACAGAACCCCATGCTGAAGTATAATTTACAGTTCCACTAGCATATACATCACCCATTGCATTATGGTCAGCCCAATACAGATACTTAGACCTACGATTGATAGCATCTACATAGTATGCTTTTGTTCCATCTTCAAATTTTGCACCCTTTGCAACTGAAAGACCTGTGAAAAGTTCCAAACCTTCATTGAGATTTCCTGTCCACTCTCCGTCTTCATCAATTACTGCAATGTGAATCTCATCATAGAGAGCACCTTTATCTGCAGAATGTTGAGTAGTTACTGGTTCTTTATCAAAAAGATTTGCATATTCCCATGTTCTGGAATGAGTTTGAGCTGTTGCTGTATTTGTAAATCCAGTATTAACAATCATGTGAGAAGAATTTGTTACTGTGACAACTCTTCTTTCTTCTCCATTAATCTTAATAATATCACCTACAGAATATTGAAGATTAAGAGCAGTTGTTGCGGCATCTCTTGCTGTGGCTGTTGTTGCTGTAACTGCTGTACTGTTTGCAGAAACTGCAACAGTTCCTAACATATTTCTGGAAGGTTCTTCAAAAGCAGATCTCTTAAAACGAACTGCAGTTGCACTCGATATTCCACCTGTTACTGGATCTCTATTAACTGTTGCAGCAGTGTTACTTGCTATTGCAGAAACTACGAAAGTATTTCCATTATTTGTTTGAATTACATCACCAACTCTGAGTTCTGTTCCAAAGAGTGTATTTGTTCCTGTCAATGCACCAGTTGATGCATGAACTGTAATTGCTGTTCCTGTGAGTGCAACATCAGAGTTAGAAGCAACTACTGTGTTTCCAGATGCAAGATTTGCTCTCGTTGGACCACAAATTGATACTTTAAGACTATTACCCAAAGATCCTGCATACTTACCAGCCCAAGGACCAGAACTTGTAACTTGTCCTGCTTGACCTTCATCATAGGTATTGTAATATACTGAGGAATTTGCAATTAATGCTGCTGCAGTTCCACCAGTAGCATAAGAATTTTTAGCACCAGTTGAGTTTGCACAACGTACTAGATGTAATTTGTTTGAATACTGTAAAAAGTTAGCTGCAGTAAAAAATGAACTAAATGTGTTTGCATCAGGTTTCTGAAACCTCTGCACTAAAAGATCTTCTGAATCAATTAGTGTTACATCGTTAATCGGACCCCATCTGAATGCACCTGAAAACCCTGCATCAACTGAAGAGACGCCGGGCACGACAGTAGTTAAATCAATCTCAGAGGTATTAACGCCAGGACTTATTTGAAAAGCCATTTCATCTCTCCTTTAAAAGTGTTCTTTGTAAATTGTTTACTATGATTATTT